ACCGCCTCGCGCAAGAGCGCATTGACGCGCGTCTGCCAGCCGCGCCCCGTGGCGCGCAGGCGCTCCAGGATGTCGGCGTCCACCCGCATGTTCAGCGTCGGGCACGGCACTTCTACACGCGGCCTGCCAACCGGGCGCGCACCGATGCGCATGAAGGGCCGGGCACGCTCCCATTCTTCATCGGTCATCGGCGGGCAGTCCGGATCGCTCATCGCCGCAGCGGTAATGGCGGCATCCTCTTCGTCAGTGGGAAAAATCGTACCGGGTTTAAGCGCGGGCATAGTCTCTGTGCTCCCTTTTGTTGGCTTTGCGCAAACTGATGATGCGCCGGATGGTTTGCGATTCGCCGTTGCGACCCTTTGCAGATTCGCGGTCAACAAAGGCGACGTAGTGCAGCCGCGCCCCAACATACCCCAAACCACGCATGCGCGCTTCGCCGTAGTCGAATCGCTCATCGGGCCAGATAGCTGCCGTATCCCAATCCAGGCGTTCGGCCTCGCCCAGCGAAACGCCATGCTTGGCGATGTTGATGGCGTCTTTGTCCGGGTCGAACTCGATCTGCATGCCCGCATTGTGCTATGCACTCACGTTGTTGTCAATGCAACAAAGAACAAGGAGTAACCCATGTCCCAGCCCCCCGCCTACAACCGCACGCACAATTTCAGCAACGATTCCGCCGACCAGATAAACCGGGCCGCGATCAATAACGAGCTCGATGACGCGGCCATGTCGATCAACGCCATCCGGGACAACCTGGCATTGATACAGCGCGATGACGGCGCGCTGCGCAGCGGCATCGTGACCGTTGATACGCTATCGCCCGGCGTGTTCGACAGCCTTATCGATCCGAAACTTCAGCAAATGGACAACCTGGTGAATATCGCCGGGGAGTTTGCCAGCGAAGCGCAAAATGCGGCAGCGTCGGCGGCGTCCAGTCAGGCGCAAGCCGCAGGCAGCGCGCAGAACGCCAGTCAATTTGCACAAAATGCGGCAGCGTCGGCGGCGGAGGCAGCGCTCGATTTTTCCAACGCAATGACCATCGCCGCGCAGGCAGTCACCACGGCCAACGCCGCGGCCACCACCGCCAACGGTGCCGTCACCACGGCCAACGGCGTGGATGGCAAAGCACAATCGGCGCTGGATAATTCCGTAGCGGCGCTCAACACGGCCAACGGCATCAACGGCAAGGCGCAGTCGGCGTTGGATAATTCCGTGATCGCCATCAACACGGCGAACTCGGCATCAACCACGGCCAACGGCATCAACGCCAAAGCCACCCAGGCGCAAGCCGACGCGGCTGCTGCGCTGATAGCGGCCAACAACGCGCTGGCCTCTACCGGCGACATCAGCCACAAGGCCGATATCGACAGTCCCACCTTTACCGGGTCGCCCCGCGCCCCGACGCCGCCTGCCACCGAGAACTCCACCCGGCTGGCGACAACGCACTACGTCAGCCGCGGCTACCTTCCCCTGACGGGCGGCACGCTGACCGGGAACTTGACGGCTAAAAACAACGCCCGCATCCAGGGCAGTGAAAATACCAACCCGGTACTGTACCTGCAAGATCACGAAGGACAGAACCGGGGCAATCTGCATTGGAACCGCACCAACGGGCAGGTGATCATGGCCCGCTATGACCCGGACACCGGCACAACCGCCGCATGGCTGCGGCTTAACCCCAACAACACGACGCAGACTTCGCACGCGATTACCGCGCCGGGCTTTAACGGCAACGCGACCAGCGCGACCAAGCTAAGCAGCGCGCCCACCATCAACGGGACGGTGTTTAACGCCACGGCCAACATCACGACCCAGCGCTGGGGCGCAGAACGCACGCTGAAGATCGGCAACCAGAGCATGGTGGTCAACGGTAGCGAAAACGTCACCTGGACGCTATCGGATATCGGGGCGAGGTCTGTTGACTGGCAACCGAACCTCGCTACCGAGACCGTCGGGAAATTGCCGATTGACCGGATTGACGGCCTGCCGGAACCGGGGCCGCATTTGCCCAACCGCATGGAAGTAGGCAACTACATGCAGGCCTCTTCGTACGCGATAGTGGAGCCCACTCATACCGTCGCGGGGATAGAGTTACGCCCGTTTTTAATACGGCACAGCAACGCGCAGTTTGTGCTGGGCCACATTACCAGCGGCATCCCAAACACCATACCGGGAACGTGGCGAAACGTAGGCGTCATGGAATCGACCGGGGCGGCCCACCCTCAATACCCGCATCAGCCCTCACTCTTTATCAGGATCGCATAATGAACGCCCACACGCCCCAATACGCCACGCCGGACGGTTCGGCCATCAACCTGACCCTCGAGCACCCCGACTTCGGCGAGATACCGTTTACGGCCAGCGCTGGCGACGTGGAACTGATGGGCAAAGACCTCTACGCCCGCGCCGCAGCAGGTGAGTTCGGCCCTGTCGCGGCCTATGACGGCCCAAGCGTTGAGGAATTATTGACTGACCGGATGCGCGTCGAGCGTGATACCCGGCTGGCACAACTGGATGCCCTCGTCGGCAACCCGTTGCGCTGGGCGTCGTTCAGCGCCGAGAGCCAGGCCGCGCTGGTTGCGTACCGGCAGGCGCTCCTGGACGTACCGCAGCAGCCGGGATTCCCGCAGGAAATCGACTGGCCGGAGATGCCCGAGCCATGACGCCGGAAAGCTACTTGACAATCAGCATCGGCAACACGGTCAGCAAAATGCCTACGGCCACTACCAGCATCGCACCGAACCGGATAAGAAGCTTGTTTTCCAGCGCGGTCGTGTCGCTGCGCAGCCTCAACTCAAGTTCGCGCAAATCAGCCTTGGTTGCCAGCGCAGAGGAATGGTCGGTCAGCGCCGTATCCAGCACGCGACGCATGGCTTTGGCCTGTGCCTGGGCCTGCTTATCGGACACGTCGGCGGCTTTGAGTTCGTTGACGTATTCGAGGGTATCAAAGGTGATTGCCATGACGTGTGCTCCCTTCCTGACAACAAAGTGTAGCACCCCAACCCCTTGACCTCTGTCACATCATGAACCCCGTCAGCCACCGCTACCGTACCCTGGGCAACCTGCGCCACGCCTTGCGTGCGCGCTTGGGTTTTATGACGCAGGGGCCAGCCGCAGAGAGCAACCGCGCGGCGCTCGATGACATCCTGCAAGAGGCGCACACCTACGTCTGCGAACAGGTGCAGGTGTCGGTGCTGCGCAAGAAAACCGTGATCCGCCTTGATGCCGGGTCGTTTCTCTACGACTGGCACAACGACGTCGAGGACGAAGACATCGATCCTGGGCGGGTGCTTTCTGTCTGGATAGCCGAGAGCGACACGCTGCGCTCGCCTTTGGTGCAAGGCATCACCGAACGCCACCGGGAATATGCCGAGCAGCGCGACGCGCCCAGCCGCTACGACACCCTGAACGGACAAATCGAGCTATGGCCGATTCCCGACCGGGCGTACGACCTGCTCATCGAGTACGAGGCAAGCCCCGCGCGCTTTGCGCAGGACACCGACCGGCCCGGCGTGCCGGATGCGCTGGTGTTCCAGTTGGCCCTGGCCACCGCCAAGGCGCATTACCGCCATGCGGATGCGCAGGTCGCGGGCGAAAAGTTCGAGACGATGCTGCGCAAATACAAAGCCGGGCAGCACGAAGGACGCCGCTACGTTGCCGGGCAGCCTGAATGTGTCGATTACCACGTCGTTGCCACCGCCGACGGCTACCGGCTGCGGGGGTGAGCGATGACCGTCAAAGCCATTACCTTCGACAAGTTCGACCTAGGCATCGACCTGAGGAAGGGTGCCAGCGTGAGCGACGCCAACCGGCTGCGCGACATGAAAAACGCCTACGTCACGACCGGGCTGGCCACGCAAAAGCGCCCCGGCCTGGCCCGTGTCGCCACGCTGGAAGCGGGCACCAAAGGACTGTTTGCCTCGGGCGGCAAGCTGCATACTTTCTATGCCGACGTGATTCCCGTCAGCCACGCCGACCCGCTCTTTGTCGCCAACCGGGTGAATCATCCCGACGCCGAGCAAACGCTCGCCCACGTCTGGTTTGCCGACATCTTCAATGGCTTCATCTACGCCGCCATCGAATACGCCAACGGCGATGTGTACCACCATTACCTGGACGGGGCAGACCAGACGTACATAGACGACGACAAAAACCCGCGCTCGCGCGCGGTCATCAAGGCCGCGAACAAGATTTTCGCGGTGGCGGGCGACGTGGTGCGCTACAGCGCCACCGACAAGCCGCGCGACTGGTCCACGGCCAATGACGCCGGGTTTCTGCCCACGGGTTTGCGCTTTGAGGGCGACCGCGCCGCCCGCGCGCTGGGCATCTATCAAAAGAACCTGGTGGTGCTGGCCAGCGACGGCGCGCAGGTCTGGGAAGTAGATCCGGATCCGACCGCCATCCGCTTGTCCGACGCGGTGGCCAACGTCGGCACGGACTACCCCAAGACGGTGGCCAGCGTCGCGGGCGACCTGTATTTTCTGTCCGACTTCGGCTTTCGCAGCATTACCACACTGCAATACACCAACAACCTGGCGGATGCCGATATCGGCAGCCCCATCGACACGCTGGTGCGCGCGGCGCTGGCCAATCCCGGCTCGGAACCCGATGCCTTCTACCACTACGGCAGCGGCCAGTACATGTGCCTGATTGGCGATCTGGTCTTCGTGTATTCCATTTCACGCCAGTCGAAGATTGCCGCCTGGTCGCGCTATCGACTGCCGTTCATCGTGGACGCGCATGCCACGCTGGATGGCCAGTTGTATTTGAGGAGCGGCGACGAGGTATACCGGTTTACCGAGGACGCGCACGATGACGACGGCCAGCCGTTTGAGGTGGTGCTGGCACTGCCGTACATGGACTTGAAATCGCCCGGCCAGATGAAGCGCATCGTCGGCGCGGACGTGGTGATGGAGGGCGAGGCGGAATTTTCCATCGCCTGGGACGTGCGCTATCCCGAGAGCGCGTATACCCCGCCCGTACTGGTGCGCGGCAATACCCGGCCTGCTGGCGTGATTCCGGTCGAATGCGCAGGCACAGAATTTTCGCTGCGGTTTCGCTGCCTGAACTCACAGCCCTTTCGGCTCGATGCCGTGACGCTGTATTTCGAGGCGCTGGGCGCGGTGTAGGGGCGGGCGATGAAATCGATGATTTTGCAGGGTGAGGCGCAAGTGACGGCACACTTCCCGCAGGTGAGGGCGCTGTTTGAGCGCTGCGCAAACCGGGCGGTCAGGGGCGAGTTCGACGCCGACGATTTGCTGCGGCTGGCGCGCGAAGGGCGCATGTACATCGGCATCGCGTACGACGGCGATGAATCGGAGAGCCAACCGGTCATGGCGTGTGCGTTCGAGTTCGTGCAATACCCCCGGCTCACAGCGCTGAACATCGCCGCGCTGGCGGGCCAACGATTGGATGCGGCCATGCGCGCGCTATGGCCGACGTTTCGCCGCTTTGCCCGCCTGGCGGGCGCGGATTGCATACAGGCCAGTTGCAGCCCCGCCATGGCGCGGTTGTTGCAACGGTACGGTTTTGGTGAGGTTTATCACGTCATGAGGAGTGCATTATGAGCAGCAGACTGGACGAATTGGCAGCGCAGGCTGCTTATCACGCGGGCGGCCCGGCGTTGCGGGCCTGGCCTGCGCGTCCCGGTGAACGACTGCGCCCCGGCAAGGGTGGCGGCGGTGATGGCGGTGCGGCGGAGATGGAAGCCCAGCGCCAGGCCCGCGTGCGCGCGGCGGTGGACGAAATCAACAGCATCTTCAATGGCGATTCCCGTTTGATCGGCGCGAATCAGGCAAGCGTCTACGACCCGAGCCGCACCTATTACACGGCGGACGGCAAGGCCTACACCGCGCCGACGATGCAGGTGCAAACCGGGTTTGATGAGAAATGGTATGAAAGTGGCGGCGACGCTGGTGAGATGAGGATGGCGAGAACCCCGCGATACGAGGCGCGCGTGGACAACAACGCCGTGCTCAAGGCGATCCAGCAGGGCCAGTTGTTTGATGCCGTCGAGCGCACGCAGCAGCAAGACCGCAACCAGATGTACGACGAACAGCGTCAGGCGGTCACAGACCTGAACAGCCAGGATGTCAACCGGCAGTTCGAGGACGCGAGCCGGGCGAACCGTTTTGCCCTGGCGCGCGCGGGGTTGTCCGGCGGTGCTGCCGATATCG